TGGGCGCTCACGCCGTGGCAGCTGCGCCAAGCACTGTTGAAGGAGACGAACACATGCGCATCGACCTGACCCTGCCGGGCTTCGGCGGCGGCGCTGCCGCCCCGCCGCCCCCGCCGCCTCCGCCTGCCGCACCGCCACCTGCGCCGACGCAGGCTGACGCCGCGCGCGCTGCTGCGCGCCGCCCGGGCACGACCATGCCCCGCGGCCAGGAAAACGTCCGCAACGTCGGCGGCGGCCGTGGCATCCCGTTGATGGGCAGTGTCCAACGCGCCCTCAAGTCGCTGACCGGCCAGTAAGGATACGATCATGCCCCAGACCCCTGAGAACCTGTCTGCAGGCCCTGCGAAGGGGAAGCGCGGGGCTGCGTACAAGCGCTGGCTGAAGCTCGAGAACGACCGCTCCAGCTGGCGGTCGCAGTGGATCGAGATCACCGACTACATGCTGCCGCGCCGCGGGCGCTACCTGACCGACGAGAGCCAGAACACGCGCGGCCGGAAGCGGACCACCAAGATCGTGGACAACACCGCAGGCCTCGCGCTGCGCACCCTGTCGGCCGGTATGATGAGCGGCCTCACCAGCCCGGCGCGGCCGTGGTTCCGTCTGATGACGGAAGACGACGCGATGATGGATGAGCCCGGCGTGAAGCGGTACCTCGGCGAGGTCGAGACGATTCTGCGCCGCGTGCTGTCATCGACCAACTTCTACAACACCGCGTCGACGGTCTACTACGAGCTGGGCGCCTTCGGCACCGGCCCGGTGTTCCGCCGCCGCCACCCGCAGCTGCACGCGCACTACCGCAACTTCACGGCGGGCGAGTACGTCATTGCCGAGAACGACTTCGGTCAGGTCGACACGATCGGCCGCCGCTTCACCATGACCGTCTCGCAGATCGTCGAGCAGTTCTGCTGGGATCCGGTCGCGGAAAAGATCGACTGGTCGAAGGTGTCGCAGACCGTCAAGGCGCTGTGGCAGCGGCAGAGCTACGACGAGCTGGTGCCGGTGATCCACCTGATCCAGCCTCGCCGTCAGGAGGAGCGCGACCTGAACCGCATGGACGGGCTGAACCGCCCGTACGCTGACCTGTACATCGAGGTCGGCGCGGACGACGACCGCCTGCTGCGCGAGGACGGCTTCGACCGCTTCCCCGCGTTTGTCCCGCGCTGGGACGTGCTCGGCGGTGACGTCTACGGCTACGGGCCGGGCATGGAGTTCCTCGGCGACGTCAAGCAGCTGCAGCACGAGCAGCGGCGCAAGGCGCAGGCGATCGACAAGATGGTGAACCCGCCGATGCGGGCCAGCGTCTCGCTGAAGGGCAAGCCGACGACCGTGCTGCCGGGCGGCACGACCTACGTCGACCCGATGCAGGGCTCGGTTGGGTTCGAGCCCGCCTACGTCGTCCAGCCGCGCATTCAAGAGATGATGATGGACATTCAGGAGGTGCAGCAGCGCATCCGGCAGGGCTTCTACGCCGACCTGTTCGCCATGATGATCAACAGCGACCGGCGCCAGATGACCGCGACCGAGGTCGCCGAGCGGCACGAGGAGAAGCTGGTCCTGCTCGGGCCCGTGCTGCAGCGCCTGAACAGCGAGTTCCTCGACCCCATGATCGAGGACCTGTTCCTGATCTGCCTCGAGCGCGGCCTGCTGCCCGAGGCGCCGCCCGCGCTTGAGGGCGCCGAGATCCGGGTCAAGTACGTCTCGCTGCTGGCGCAGGCGCAAGAGGCGGCAGCCGCGGCGTCGCTCGAGCGGACCATGTCCTTCGGCGGCAACCTCGCAGGCGTGTTCCCGGACATCCTCGACAACGTCGACGCCGACGAGGCGTTCCGCGACTACGCCGAGATCCTCGGCACCTCGCCGCGCGTGCTGCGCGAGAAGACCGACCGGGACGAGATGCGCCGCCAGCGCGCCGAGGCCGCCCAGCGGCAGGCGGAGATGGAGCAGGCGCAGATGGCTGCCCAGACGATGGCGACCGGCGCTCAAGGCGCGGAGCTGCTGTCCCGCACGGACACGCAGAACCCCAACGCCCTGACCGACCTCCTGCAGCGAGGGCAGAGCCTTGTCCGATAGGCCGACCATCAGGAACCGGCGGAAGGTCGTCTACGACGCGTCTGACGAGGCGCAGGTCAAGAAGGCCGAGGAGATCGAGAAGGACCGCGAGCGCGACCTGTCGTACATCGTCAAGGAGCCTCGCGGCCGCCGGTGGCTTTACGAGCTGATCTTCGACGCCTGCCACGTCAGCCGTCCGTCGCACACGCCGAGCGACACCCACTCGACAGCGTTCAACGAAGGCGCGCGCGCAGTGGGCGAGAGGGTGCTGGAAGAGCTACGCACCCGACACTTCAGCGCCTTCATCCAGATGCTCGAGGAAAACCATGACCCAACAGAGTGACGCCCAAGCCCCTGACGGAACCTCCCAGCCGCAGGGCACCGCCGACCAGCAGCAGACTCCTCCCTCGACTGCCGCGGCCGACGGTAACTCGCCGCCCGCCTCTGCTCCTTCCCAGAGCGCGGGCGGCGATATTCTTGACAATGCCAACAGTTCTGATGCACAGTCGTCGGCAGCTGACGACGTGCTGGCGGGTGCCGACGGCGGTCAGCAAGAAGGCGTGCCAGACCAGTACACCTTCGAACCGCCTGAAGGTCTGACGATCGATCAGAGCGGTCTCGATGCCGCGATGGCAGCAGCCAAGGAAGCGGGCCTCACGCAGGCGCAATTCCAGAAGCTCGCCGAATTCGACATCGAGCGGACGCAGGCAGCCCAGCAAGCGGCTGTCGACGACTGGAACAACCGGGTGCAGGGCTGGCGCGAAGCCGCACGCACTGACAAGGAGTTCGGGGGTCAGTCCTACGACGCCAACGTCAAGACCGCGCTCTCCGTGGTCGAGCAGTTCGGCGACAAGGATCTGAAGGCGCTGCTGCGCTCTCCCTCGGAGGACAACCCGGACGGTCTGGCAATCGGCAACCACCCGGCGCTCCTGCGTTTCCTGAACCGCATCGGCAAGAAACTGGGCGACCCCAGTCTCGTGCAAGGGGATGCAACCGCACAGGATGCCACGGACGAAGCGCGGCTCCGGCGACTGTACCCCTCGATGTTCAAAGAGAGTGCCTGACGCAAGGAGCTATAAATGGCCACCCTCGGTACCAAGAACCCGACCCTCGCCGATCTCGCGAAGGTGACCGACCCCGACGGCATGATCGCCGACGTCGTCGAGATCCTGAACGAGACCAACGAAATCCTCCTCGACATGACTTGGCTCGAGGGGAACACGACCACTGGTCACCAGACCTCGATCCGCAGCGGCCTGCCGTCCCCGACGTGGCGCAAGCTCTACGGCGGCGTCCAGCCGACCAAGAGCCGCGCCGTGCAGGTCACCGACACCTGCGGGATGCTGGAGGACTACGCCGAAGTCGACAAAGCCCTCGTCGAGATGGCTGGCCACCCGGCCGCGTTCCGCCTGCAGGAGGACCGCCCGCACATCGAGGGCATGAACCAAGAGATCGCGGACACGCTCTTCTACGGCGACGAGACCACCGCCCCGGAAGAGTTCACTGGCCTCGCTCCGCGGTTCAGCGACCTCGCAGCCGAAAACGGCGACAACATCATAGATGCTGGCGGCCTCGGCTCGGACAACGCCTCCGTCTGGCTGATCTGCTGGTCGCCCAACACCTGCCACGGGATCGTCCCGAAGGGCTCGCGCGCGGGCCTTGAGAGCCGTGACCTCGGCGAGGTGACCATCGAGAACCAAGACGGTTCGAACGGCCGCATGCAGGCCTTCCGCACCCACTACCGCTGGAAGGCGGGCCTGTGCGTGCGCGACTGGCGCTACATCGTGCGGATCTGCAACATCGACCGGTCGCTGCTCACCGCAGACCTGACCACTGGGGCCGACCTCAACGACCTGATGCATCGGGCGGTGAGCGAGATCCCGAATCCGTCGCTGGGCCGCTGCGTGTGGTACATGGACAAGCAGATCCTCGGCTTCCTGCGTCGTCAGACCGCGAACGCCGTGGCCAACTCGACGCTGACCACCGAGATGGTTGGCGGCACCATGCAGACCTCGTGGGGCGGCTACCCGATCCGTCGCTGCGATGCGCTGCGCATCAACGAAGCACGCGTCGTGTAATCGGCGAGAGGAAAGGAGAACACCATGATCCTCGATGAGCTGCTCGAATTTGCCGACGCGACTTCGGTCGCTGCAGGCGCTGGCACCGCCCTGATCGGCGATGTCATCGACCTCGGCGCAACCCCGCAGGACCTCGGCGTCGGCCGCCAGATGTTCCTCGTGATCCAGACGGACACGTCGATCATCACCGGCGGCTCGGCTGGCACGATCAAGTTCCAGCTGGCGTCCGACGCGCAGGCGGCAATCGCCACCGACGGGTCGGCCACGGTCCACATCGACACCGGCACCTTCGTGACCGATGGCGATGACGCCAACGGCCTCGACGCAGGCGCCTACATCTTCGTGGGTGCCCTGCCGTCGGGCGCGGCGCGGCCCTACGAGCGCTACCTCGGCATCCTCGCCACCATCGCCACGACCACGGTGACCGCGGGTGCCATCAACGCCTTCCTGACGTACGACCTGAAGTACTGGAAGGCCTACGCCGACGGTAACAACTGATCGGTGACGACCTCCGAAGGGCCGCCCTAGGCGGCCCTTCACCATCACAAGGAAGAGTGAAATGATCCGCGTACGTTTCGACAAGAACGGCTTCTACCACCCCGCCTACGGCCGCCTCGGCCGCGGCGCGAACGCAGGCACGGTCTACGAGCTGCCCGACGAGTTCGCCGCCGAGCAGGAGATCGCCGTCCCGGTCATGGACCGGAACACCAAGCCGCCGAAGCAGATCGGCGAGCGCATGATGACCCAGCGGCTGCTGCTGCCGTCGACCGCCGAGATCCTCGACGACGCCAGCTGGCGCTCCGAGAAGGAGGCCGCCGTCGAGCAGGGCCTGCCCGACCCGGTCACCGTCCGTCCGAAGGTCGCCGACCCTGACGAGCTCGCGGCAGCGAAAGCTGTCGCAGGTCGCGGCCGCACCAAGAAGCCCACCGACGCAGTCGCCCGCACCACCGGCGGCCAGCGTCGCGCCGCCCGCCGGGCCGCTGCGGGCACCGCCGAGGAGTGACGTGACCGATGGCTGTCTCTGACGTTCAAATCGCCAAGCTGGCCCTCCAGCACCTCGGCGACCGCTTCGCGATCGAGAGCCTCACCGAGGCATCGACCGAGGCGGAGCAGATCAACCTCGTCTACGAAAACGTCAGGGACAGCCTGCTGCGGGAACACCCGTGGAAATTCGCGCTCCGCTACACCAGCCCCGCCGCCCTGAGCGGCACGCCACCGGCGCAGTGGGGCTACATGTACACCTACCCGAGCGGCGCCCTGCGTGTCTGGCGGATCATCAACCCGCTCGACCCGCGCGGCAATCTGCTGCCGCCGCTCAAGTGGACGATCGGGCGCAACGCCTCCAACGCGAAGGTCATCCTGACCGACGAGGAGGAGCCCGAGTTCGAGTACACCGCGCAGGTCACGGACGTCACGGAGTTCGACGCGAACTTCGTCATGGCGTTCAGCTGGCGGCTGGCGGAGACCGTCGCCCGGCCTCTGACGATGGACGAGAACATCACCGAGCGCGTCCGCCGCGAGTCCATCATCCAGATCGGGCAGGCGAAGCAGAACGACAGCAACGAAGGCGTGACCGCGGAGCCGAACCGCGACCCCGACTCGCGCAGGAGGAGGCTCTAAGGCGTGCCCAGCATCATCCAGCCCAGCATGGCTGGCGGCGTGGTGTCGCCGCAGAGTGGCGCGCGCGTCGACCTCAGCAAGCGCGCCGTCGCCGTCGAGAAGGCGGAGAACTTCGTCGCCACGTTCACCGGCGCGATGATGTCCCGCCCGGGTACGCGCTTCGTCGCGCGGGCCAAGCCGGGCGCGGGCCCGTACCGCATCAT